CCGCTGGAACTATCGTCTTTAGACAGGACGTTCAGCTCGTCAATACCGAGCAGAGCATTTTTCAGCTTCTTAGCCGCTTTCCCGGCTTTACCCAGTCCATCGGAAGCGTCCCCGGCGTTGTCAGCCAAATCGCCAACCGCAGAAGCACCAGCAGAAATGCCGGAATAATCTACCTCCGGGAGTTTGAATCCGAACAGACTTGCGATAGAGTTTGCCAGCATACGGACAATCTTCGCCAAAGCGATTGCATACGGTAATACTGCGTTCAGAGCCGGGATAAAGATATTACCCAAAGCTCTTGCACACTGCGTAACCTGTGCCTGTAAAACACGAAGCTGGTTAGCCGGAGCGTTCAGAGTACGAGCCATATCACCTTGAGCGGTAGTTACCTGTGTCATAATTGCGTAGTAACGCAACTGCGACTTTTCAGCCTGTGTCATAGCAGAGACCTTTTTCTCGATACCGAGAGCAAGAGCTTCCTCTTGCAGTCTTGCAACAGACAGGTCGTAACCCAGTCTACGAAGCGGCTCAAGCTCACCCGAGATACCCGACTGTAACTTCTGCATTGCGTCCTCAAACGAAATGTTGAAGAACGAAGCAATATCGTAGCCGAGCTGTGTGAGGTTCTTGGACATAAGGTACGCTTTATCGCTCGCCACGCCGAAACCGCTAATGATGGTGTTGAACACACCTTGACTTCGCATGAACTCGCCCGGGTCGATACCGAGAGCTTCGCTGACTGCTTCTGCGTAGTTCTGTGCTTCCTCTGCGTATTTACCCATAGAAGCGGTAAACAGGTTCAAATCCTCAATGTACTGGTTGGACTGTGTTATCCACGAAGCGATTACTCTCGCACCAGTACGCACAACACCCATAGCCATTTTGATTTTGGCATACAGATTCATGTAACTATTTGCCGCCTTATTGTTCTCTTGCGAGATTCTGTTCGTGACGGTAATAGCTCTCTGAATGTTCGTAGGAAGACGATTGAACGCCGCAGTTACAGCATTGAGCTGATTTGTCAGCGGAGCAAGAGCCGTAGACAACTGCTGAATCTGACTGGTGAACTTAGTCATATCCATGTTGTCGAGGGTGTCTGCCAGCTTCGGTAACTTATTGAGCGCATTGATAGTGGACTTTAGCCCGGAAGCGTTCAGATTGTTCAACGGTTGAAGTGCTGTACCCAGCTTCTCCATAGCACTGAAATCTACACCAGTGAGGGAAGCGGCGGCACTGCCGATATTTTGAAGCTGATTTCCGATGGAAGACGAAATCTTGAGACTGCCGAGACCTTTCAGTTTTTCCAAACTGGAAGCGAGCTTGTCAATCTTGTCTGCCCCGGAACTATCCATGCTTTTAAGGGCGGTATCGAGATTGCGTACTTGATTTGCAACGCTTGTTAATCCGACACCGCCCCTAACTGCATTTTTGAGTTTGGACAAAGAAGCGGAAAGAGCGTCTATACCAGCGAGGTGGAACTCGACTGAACTTCCAATTCGAGTTGTTCGATTGTAGTAGGCATAAAACTCACTTCCTTTCTTGTAACTGCTTATTTGCCTGTACCATATACGCTTGCATATAGCGCAGACCCTTTTCAGACTTAGCCTTTTCCTTCTTGAGTTCTGCTTCCTCCACCGTCTTTTTATTGATGGGATATGCTTCCTCAACATAAGGTTGGGCTTTCGTTCCCTTTTTGGCGAAAGCACGAAGAATCGGAGACAGACGAGAAATAGCGTCATAGATATACATACCCTGTAACCACATTTCTTGATTGACCCTCTCTTTGCGAAGCTCCTCCGCTTTGCGGTAGGACTTCACGAGAGTAGAATCTCTATCCCAGTATTGTTCTTCCGTCATGCCTATTGATAAGTAATAGGGGAACTTTGCGAGAAAAATCTCCGAATAAGAAGGGGGAGCAGAGCGATTCTCACGCTCGCTCCCCTTGTTAGCGGATTCATCTGTCAACAGCGAATCACTTACCAACTCGCTGTCCAGCTTACGTTTCCCTCGGATTCCTCGGGTTCTTCGACCAGTGCCATAATCGGCTCGTTGTACATTTCTGCCAGCTTACCGATAAGCTCCTCCTTGTTCGTCATGTGGGAGAAGATTTCGTTGATAACTTCCTTCTTCTCGAAACGATGATGTGCGAGGAACGCACCTTCAAACAGTGCCGGGAGAGTGGACATAGGCTTGTTCTCGACCTCTGCCGCAACGAAGCCCTTCTTTTCCATTTCCGTAACCGTTCTGCGAGTGAACTCAAGGACATATTCTTTATCCTTGAAAGTGAATTTCAACTGCTTTGCCATGATGATTTATCCTCCTTATTTTTCCTTACTCTGCGTCCATACTGATAACAGTAGACGGAGCGATAGTGATAGTCATTTCGACAACCTCATTCGTGCCGCCGTTAGCATAAACAGACAGAGAGCCTTTGAACTTGAACTTACCGCTGTCACCAGTAGGAGTGACGGTATCGCCAGCTTCCGTACCACCGAACCAAACGGCGAACTCCTTCTCCGTACCTTCCAGTGCTTTCAGCTTCTTGTACTCCTCGAGAGTATAGTTCGCAGTGAACTCAAGAGAATCGAGGGACTGAATACCCGGAATGTAAGTCTGCATTTTGTCAGACAGAGTGGTAGTTTCCAGCATTTCCGGCGCACCGCCGAGGTCGGGAAACTCCTTAATGTCAATCAGCTTCTCCCATGCGGAAGTGTTCTTCTGCATGAGAAAAATCTTGTAAGTGCTAATAGCCATGCTTGTTTACCTCCTATAAATAGTTTTGTTTTTAGAGACGATAGCCCTGTATCGAGCCACCATTCTGTAAACCGTTGCGTCTTCCTCGTTGGGAACAGGGTTCATAAGGGTTCGTGTGAAACCGAGTGCTTCCATCTTGGAATCAATGAGAGCGATGATTGCTTTACATTCAGTCTTCTTACCACTCGTTTTGTTAGAGTAGACATTGACCTCGTAAAGCACCTGTGCGTGGTTTTCGATACACCCGGAATCTCGAGTGTTTCGATAAACTTGATTGTCTGTCTCAATGAGAGAGACACAAGGGAAGGAAGGTGGAGACTTGACATATTCGCCAGTCATATAGATTTTCGGGTATTTCTTTCGCACCTCTGCGGACACGATACTGAATACCTCTGTCTCAATGTCAATCACCCGAACACCTCCTTTGCGATAGACTGAATATCATTGCAAACGGTGGTGATTGCAAGAGCCATCGGCATACGAGCCGGAGTACCACGAGACAGCTTCAATTCGCCATTTTCGTAGAATCCCCAAACTTCTTTCTTGCCGTTACCCTTACCGAATCCACCGATTGTCATTCCCAGTTCCGCACCGTGAGGGTGAGGGGACGAACCGGGAGAGCCATTATGATAGACACCAGCACCAAACTCAACCCACACAGCGTCTTCACCACTTGCGACAACGACAGTAACCGACCCTCGATTGTCAACCGACACATCGACTTGTGCGTATCGTGGAGAAGTTTGCCCTCCTTTGAGAATAAGCTCGTCAACGATTGCACCGCTGAATCCGCTTTTCGCTTCATCAGCCAGCCGCTCGGCTACTTTCTCTCGGAGGAGTTCTGTTTTTCTAAGGATTTCTTGTTTGTAATCAGCCAGCTCTTTCATAGCTCGGTTGATTTCACTCGTTGACAATCCGAATGAGATAACTTTTCTACCCACTGACAGTCACCTTGCTTATCGCAACCGATACGCTGTTCAAGCTCTTGGCTACCTTCTTGACGATATAATCGTGAGGAGTAATGACCTCACCATCATCGTTCGTCACCAAAGCCCCGGTTTCATCGACCTGTGGCGTTTTATCGACCCATAGCACTGTGTACTCGTCAATAGGGGGAGCGTCCGTCCCCATAACAATTACCTTGTCATAGCTCTCGCTTTCTCCAAACTGTCGGGTGCTTGTTTCACCCTTGGCGGCAGAGATATTAGCGGAGAACTCTACCGGGTTGTCTCGAATGATTTCATATTCCCCTGTAGCATTTCCGTATTCGTCCGTCTTAGGGACTTTCTCTTTGTACAGAGCGTAGAAAAATTTGCTCTTGTTTCGTTCCATCGTTCTCATTTAATCACCCCCACATGAGGAGTAACCACCTTGAGCATTGAGGAAGGAATATCAGCATTTTCATAGCTTCGGGAGATACCGTTCTCGGAATGAGAGGTCTGACCCTCCGCACCACGCTTGTTCAGCATATAAGCGGCAATCTCGCATTGGAGAGTGTCATACTGTGCCGGAACTTCCGTTACGCTGGAATCATACGGATATGCTCGATTGATGATTTTACGACCAGCCAGTTTGAGATAGGTGGACAGCACTTCGTCACTGTCCGAACCACCGACCATCGCTTTGAGAGCAATCAGCTTTTCTTCCTCGGTCATGTTGTCCACCTCCTTTACTTAGGCAATCTCGTAGAAACCTTCGGTCTTCGGGTTGGTCTTAGGCTTACCAACGATGTAGCCGTTGTCGGTCTTAGCGTAGTAAACCTTGCCCTCGGAAACCGTAGTGTCCGCAGTGGCAGTAGCAGTACCCTTGAAAATCTTGACTGCCTTGGTAGCGTCAGTCAGAGCCGCAAGGTAATACTTACGAGACCAAATAGTGTTCTGACGAATATCGCCGTTACGGTCAGTCTCAACCTCGACACCCTTCTTATTGAAGATGGTAACTGCCTGTCGAGTAGCAACCACGATAGTACCCTTCGTAGCGTCCTTCTTGGTGTAGATGTTCACGCCGCCAACAGTACCGATGTAGCCAGCACGAGCGAACGCTTCCACATACTTGAGGTCTTCTGCGAGGTTCTTACGAAGCTCGGCAGTATCGCCCGGGTGTACGAAAGCGAAAGTCTGCGGAGCAACCTTCTCCGGCTGATTGTCAGTGCTTTCGATGTTCAGATTGGCAACAGCGTCCACAAATGCGGCGAAGTCAATCTTCGCAGTAGGAACGACCATAGTAGCCTTCTTGAACTCGCCGTACACATCGCCGTTTACGGTATTGAACATATCAGTACCCATGTGACGAGTGCCGACAGGAACGAGCATAGGGTCAGTCATTTCCTGTTCGTCATAATACTGGAACTTGTTCTGTGCGAGCTGAATCTCGTACTCCTCCGGGGTGAAAGAAACCTCAATGCTCTTGGTGTTACCTTCGCCCATTTTCAGCTTCTCCGTACCAGCGGTAGCCTTGTAGACGTTAATCTTGCGCTTCATACCAGCAGTACCCACGAGAGAGTTATCAACAGTACAGAACTGCTGTAAATCGAGGTGGGAATTGAACTGGTCTTCTACCTCATTGGAGAGGTAGAAATTGTCATAAATCTTATGAGCCATTACTCATTACCTCCTGTATCGTTATTGGTGTAGAGGGCTTTGTAGTCCTCGGGATTCTTCACAGAATAGTCATAACGCTCCTGTGGAGACATTTTGCGGAGCTTCTCAAGGGTCATTGTCTTGGAATCTCCGTCCGGGGTCGGTTTCGGTGTATCTTTAAGGGCTTCCGCACGAACCTTCTTCTCGACATTCTCAAGATGTTTCTTCTGATTGGCGAAGACCTTCTCGGTATCACCATCAGCCATTGCTTCTGCGGTAGCGTCAGCCAGCTTCTCCTCGTAACCCATGCCGAGCAACTTTGCCTTGAACTTGGAAACTTCGCTTTCACGGAGCAGTTTGTCGTACTTGGACTGTAACTCCTCACGTTCCTCCTGTTCCTTCTGCTTTTTCTGCTCGTCCTCGGTGAGCTTTTCATTCAGCTCCTTCTTCTTAGCCGCAAGCTCGGAAGCTGTCTTATCGAAAATATCCTTCTTTACATATCCGCTGTAATCGGGGTCTTCTGTCTCGAACGCTTCAAGAGCGGCAATTTTCTGTTCCGGGGTCATGTCGGCATAGCCGTCAATCTTGCTAATGTCAATTTTTGCCATGTTGAAATCCTCCTGTCTTTTAATGTCTTCTGTGACAATGTTTGCGGTTTAAGTCTTCTCTGACTATTGCGATTTAAGGCTTCTCTGCCTATATTCACAGCGGCTTACCGCTTAAATATCGTTATTGTCCGGGTCATTATCATCGTCCCCGGAATCATCGGGAGTGGTCTTCTTAGCCAGTTCAGCGGCTTTCTCCTGTTGCTCCTCGTAATACTTCATGCTCATGTTGTAAGCAGATTCAGCGTCAGAGAACATTCCGCTATGCTGGAACGCCAACTGTGGGTGAATCTTAGGCTCTTGAAGCATGGAGATAAGGACTTGAGATTTACTCTGAATGGCTTCGTAGTTACGGCGAGTGAACTTCATATCAATATCACTCAACTTGAGCGTGAGACCGCCGAGGTCTCGACAGATACGAAGAACCAGCTTGAGCATTTTCTTTTCCGCTCGCTTGAAGACATTCTCGCTGTCCTTTGCTCGAGCTTCTGCGTCAGACCAACCATCACGGAGCAACACGGCAGAACCGGTATCACTCGTGGAAGAACCACCGTTACGGTTTGGCATACCGCAGATGGTGAGCATTGCGTTATAGTAATCGTCCTTGAGGGTCTGCGATTGTGTCTGATTCAGCTCTGTGGTGACTACACCAACATCAGCGGCTTGTCCGTCCACGGACTTCACCTTGATTGCGCCGAGCTGTAAGAACTCCTCGTATTCCTCCTTGGTAATGTCGCAGTTAATGAACTTAATAAAAGCCTGTACCAACTGCTCCATACCGTCCATACGGTTACTTTCCACATTGTTGATTGCGTCCAGTAGAGGAAGCACAATCTCAAAAGAACCGAGACGAGCATTGTTTCCCGGGTACTCGATAATCGGAATCATGTCGAGGGCATGAGGTTTGGATTCCACCAAAATGTCTCCGTCCACGAGGTAATAGCGATTCTCTGTGTAAATCGAGTAGTGGAAAATCTCGTTATCGTCCTTGCTGTACTTAACCGCCATCAGCGGCTTGTTACCGATTTCGTTTGAATACACAACGAAGGTGTCTCTCGGGTCGAGAGTGTAAAGCTCAAAAGGAGCTTCGTCTTCCTCACCCGGTTCATCGGGAAGGACAAGACGGAACGCTGTACCACAAATCATCTGCCACTCGACAAGCTCTTGGTCTTGAGCGGCTTTGTCCTCTGCGAACATATACTCGTTGAGGGTGTTAATCTGCTTTACGATTTCCTCGCCACCATTACGGCTGACGTACTGAATCGGTTCGCCACACAGATATCCAACCTTGAAGGACACGATTTCGTTTGCACGATTTTCGGTAATCTTATTGCAGATTTCGGGGCGAACGTCTTTGACACGGTTTCTGATTGGCTGGTCTCCACGGTAATACTTCCACAGGTAGTCAATCTCACTGCGGTTCAAATCGTGAGTAGCAAGAGCCTTACGGAGAACATCGACCACGTTTTCGTCAGTGATTTCTGTTACGCTGGTCTTGATAATGCGCCGACCGCTCATAAATCGTGTCTGACTTAGATACTTCTGCTTGCTCTCGTCAATTTGATGTGCCACGTTCCTTCCTCCTTTCTGCATACAAAAAATGGGTGCATGACTGCTTGAGGTCTAAATTACCTCGTGCAATCATGCACCCATTTATCTCTAAAATTTGAGTGAGCATAAATTACTCACTATTACGCTTTACATTGTAGCATACTATATAGTGTATGTCAACACTATAGTGCATACAATATGTTGATAATTGTGTGGAAAGTGTGGATAAGTAACACTTCTTGTGTTACCACGGTCTCTGAAATACCTCAACCCTTGCGCCGGACAGACTTTGTGCGAACTCTGCCAGCATAGCCATACCATCGGGAACATCATCGTGCTTGTTTTTACCAGCCACGGTGTAAGAGCCGAGCATATCCATCATGCGACCGTAATCACTCTGACGTTTATACAGGCTATCGTCTTTGAACAGGCAGTGTTCCTTGACCCATGCACTGTTGACGATGATTTTTGTCTCCTTATTGGCAGTAGTGAACTTGGTCGTAATGCGAGTGATACCGCCACGCTTCTTAACCTCGTTCTGCACCTTTTCGGCAACACGACCACCAGCGGAATTGCTCTCGAAGCGGCACATTTTAACCTTACAGCGAAGCAGTATGTCCACCAATCGAGCGTCAACGATGTTCGGTAAGCTGTTATCACAGACACAATCGTCAATGTAGTAGTCATTACCGTACACATACGCCGCCGGGAGGAAAGCGTAGTCAGAACCCTTGTCCTTAGTATCGCAGATACCGATAATAGCGTCCGGGTCTTCTGCTGGAAGCTCAAAATATCGGCGCAATTCGTCCACATCGTAGAGCAGACCCTCACGCTCGATAGGCTGATTCATAAACAGAGCCTTGAAAGACGCTTCATCAAGGTTGTTCCTCATATCCTCGAAATAGTGGCGGCTGAATCCGACACCGTAGGTGTAATTGAAATTACTTTCACCGTCTGCGTCCAGTGCCGGAAGGACAATAAACTTCGCTCGGGAATCACCACCGTACTGATTCTCCAATCGACCGATAACATCATGGACAGACCATCGGGTAGCGATATGGATTTCCTTCGCACCTTCCTTTTTTCGAGATTTAAGGTCATTGGTGTAAGCACTCCACAGCTTATCCAATCGCTCCTTGCTCATAGCTTCCTCAATGCCGGAACACAAGTCATCGGCGTAGAGGATTTTGTCACATCGGGTAGCACCAGTCAGTGAAGCGTTGATTGCTCGACAGGTGAGTGTAGAGAATCGGTGCTTCTTGTGAAGGTCAATGGTTTCCTCCTTGGAGTTCGTTGCCGCCATCTTTACTCCCGGGAACACATCAGCCCACAGGTACTCGCTGTCGGTGATAATCTGATACACACCGTCATAGAAGGAGCGTGTCAGCATACCCGAGTGAGCAGAAGCAAGGGACTGTGAATCCGGGAATCGACCCATGACCCACGACAGGAAGAAGATACCGAGCGTGGACTTACCCGTACCGGGCGGCATGGAAATCGTAAGTAAGTCCAGCCTATCGTCAATCAAATCTTGCATTGCCTGTACGACAGGGTGCATGACCTCACGGCGAGGGACATAGAACTTCTTGTCCGGCTCACGTTCCCATTCAACATAGAGCAGATAGCTTTCAAAATCAAAAGGGGCGGCGGCAAGCAGAACCTTCTTGTGAAGCATGAACAGGGAGCGAAGCTCCTTGTCTGTTTCAGACTGCGGAATCCGATTCTCGATAATGTCTGACAGCTTTTTCAGATACTCCACGGATAGGGGAATGTCTGTCTTCTGTGTCTCGAGACAGATATGGTATAAATCCTCATAGGCTCTTACCCCGGAGGGTGTCTTTTTGATTTGCCCGAGAATTTTTTCAAGTAACTCTTTCATAAATACCTCCAAACAAAAAGAGAGTGCGTCACCGTTCAGAGAATTAAATCTCTGTGCGATAACGCACCCTCGTCATTAAAATCTTTTTCTTCGTTTTCGTTTCCCTCGGTGGTGAGACCGTTCATTCATCTTCACAATCTCATAGAGTACCGCAAAGGGAAATATCAATATTGCCAGCACCCACATAGGCTCATTCCTCTGTCAATGGGATTTCGACTTTCTCGCCGCCGGATAGCTCCACCGATACGGTAGAATCATCGTCAAGCTCGAACAGCCACACCACATCAGCGGTCGTGCCGCTCTGTACATTGGAATCGCACTGCACATAGCCGTTGGTTCTGTCACCTGTCGGGACAAGCGGTGACAATTCGACACCGTTCTGAAATGCTTTGACCGACACTTCATCAGCCGGGACAGCAGTTTCGGAGCTGTCGTTGGTGTACTGCGTATAGACAGCCACACAATCGTACTGCTCGAGAACAGTGAGCTTTTCTCCGCTGACATACGAGACCTTGTGTTGTGGTTCAGCTCCACACCCGGAGACCGCCAGCATAAGCACTCCGGCAAGCATAATAGATAGCATTTTCTTCATTTCTACACCTCCAATGGGAGAATCGGGGAGTGTACGCCCTGTACCCAGCCCATGTCTCCATATTTGTACTTACCCTCATAGAAGGGGCGGTTAGATAGGATTCCTCGAATGGTGGACGGCTGAAATCTCTTGCCTTTTCGGGTTCGATACCCACCATCGTATAGAATCTCGCAAATGTCCAGCAAAGAGGTGTGGTTCTCGTCATGCTCTCGGAATACCGTCTCCACGATAGGTCGTTCTTCCGGGTTCTGCATGAGCATACCGTCTACGCAGTAATAACCATACGGCTTGTTGCCGCCGGAATACCCACCACATTGAGCCTTGAGAGACCGTCCACGCCCGGTACGCAGAGCGATGTTCTTTCGCTCCTGTTCCGCAACGAACATCAGCAGAGAGCGGTAGATATTGGCGAAATCGTCACCCTCCGAAAAATGCTCCTCGGTAGACAACAGCTTCACGTTCCGCTTCTCGAGCGTGTAGAAGTAATAGAAATACAATTTTGTGTCACGAGCAACACGGTCATTCTTGAACACAATTACAGCTTCATGTGCCGGGAGCTGGTCTGCATTGTAGAGAATCTTGTCCAGTTCCGGGCGGTTGTCCTTCGCACCGCTGATTGTATCGGTCAGCCAGCACACGATTTCAAAATCATTCCTGTTAGCATAATCAGAAATCGCCTGTTTCTGTACCTCGATACCGTATTTATCGTCCGCAGACTGTTCCTCCGTAGATACACGGATATAACCAATCGCTTTCACGAGATATTCACCTCCTCAAGTAGTAAAAGTAGTAGAAAATCAAAAATTGCGGTAACTTTTGCTATATATGCGTGTACTAAGAGGAAGTTACACGCAAAATGCTGTTTTCAACTACTTTAACTACTTCAATCCTTCTTTTCGTAGGTGAGAACGATGTTATAACCGAGAGCGTCCATCATTTTCACGAAGGTGTCGTTCACGATTCCACCATTCTTCTTGAGAACTCGGTTGATGTACTGTCCAGTAGTGCCGATTTCTTCACCCAACTGCTGTTGTGTCTTTCCAGCTTCGAGGAGCTTCACCTTTACATCAACTTCAATGTTATTCTTAACCATGTTTTGACCTCCTGTTTGTTGTTTGTGACACAAGTATAGCACGGTAGAGTGGGATTGTCAACACTGACAGGATAAGAAATTATCTTTTATAGGGTCTTTTTATTTTTTTGAGAATATTCAGCGTACTCCCTCGCCCGGTTTCGCCCCTTGTCAATCCCCCTCCGGGGGTTTACTCACAAGCCCCGAAAACGCCGCCACAAGCCCGGGAAACGGTGAACCAATATAAACATATACCCACGTACAAAAGCCCCGGGAAACGCCCCACAACGCCTCACAATGCAAGCCGGACACAACGACACGAACAACCAAACAACCCACGCCGCCGGACACGATGAACGCCGGACACAATGCACCCACGCCCACGAACGACACAAACCCGGGACACGTTCACAAGCGCTCAAGGCTTGCCACGCATACCCGGGCGGCTATTCTTGATTATATTTTACGTTTACCGGGCGGCGGTACACGCACGAAAAAGCCCCGGCATATAACCGGGGCTGTAAAATCATTTATTCATTTTCAGTAAATCAGCCAACACAACGAACGGAAAAATTAAAATACATAATATTATCAATTCTTTTTAACCTCCATAATTTCAATTACATTGCTTTTCAACTCTTTTCTAATATCTGTTTTATTCAATGCGTACATTTCAATAATGCCGTAATATTTTGTTTTCACCCAAAAGCGGCGCATATATTCCGCAAAAGGAATACACCAACCGGAACACTTATAAACCGGGGTTTGTGTTGCAATGTGTAAATCTTTCAACGGCTGTAAATTCCCATTATCAGCGGCAAGCAACGCCGCCGGAATACGCCCGGTTAAAATCGTTTCAAATGCGGGAACGTCCCACGATACAAATTTATAATGTGTCATAATATAGCCCCCTTTACAGAACACAAAAGCGTTTATAACTTGTTTCCCGGCTGTATTCAGCGAACAAATCCGGGTATTCTTTCTTGAATCCGCTTGAATCAAAACGACTTGAAACAACTGTTTTATTAGTGGCTTTTGCCGCCCCCTCAACGTGCGTTTCATCGTTTCCCATGATTGCAAGAATATCTAATTTTATAGAATCGTTCATAGCTTGCAATTCTTCAATTAAACGCTTATTTTCCCGGTATTCATTGCACAAACTTTCAAATCTTTTCATTTTTCAGCCCTCCATAACGCTATAATCATATTGTTTGACCGTTCCCAACGTGTACGCCGTGGGCGTTTCCCCGGTGAACCTGTCAACCGTTACAACCGGGATATAAAACGCCGTATAACGCCCGGTTTCGTTGTTGATGCAATTATAATTTTCAAAAGCGTTCACAGCTTTTTCAAAAGTAACGCCGTTATAACCTTCAAAATTCTTGTTTATGTCAATTTCTAAATGCCACGGCGTAAAGGGGCGCATATTTACCGGGCAAAACAGAACGGTTAAACCGTTGTTATATGCCGCCCGGGCTTGCTTTTTCGTGATACGTTCCCACGTTTTACCGTTGTTCGTAAAGCTGTATTTATTCATAAATAACGCCCCCATTCAATTTACAAAATTCTTTCAAAAGGTTTTCAACGGCTATTTGCTTTTCTTCAAATGGGCGTTTATCTTCCCAACTCAAAATAGCCCGGGCTTTTTCCTCATATTCACTAATTTTTTGAAGCCTTGCGCCCGGCATATTTCTATAACCTGTGCAAATCGTAACGCCGTAAACCTCATATACATCAAAATTCCAACCGTACACGCCGCAAGTGTACGCAATGGGTGAATGATTGTTCAACAAATAGGATAAATCGCAATACCCGGCGCATTTAACATTATAAGAACCGTTTACAATAGCTTTTCTTGTGGTTTTAACTTTCATTTTCTTTCCCTCCATTATCTGTAAAGTGTACCGTTATACGCCGCCGCTTTTTCTTGTGGCGTTGGTTCGTGTTCAAGCCCCATAAACCCGGCTTTATTCAAACCGCAAAACGCTTTTATATGTTTCCCGGTGGTGTTACTCCAACCGCCCCACAACCTAACAAGCGAACCATTTACAAGCCGCTTTATAATAGGGGTGTTATAGCTGTA